CCGTCGCCCAGTCTGGGAAGGTAATACGAAGGCCTTCCGTCTGTTGGATCGGTTCTTTGCCCGCGGGAAGATTTCCCGACACAGAGAACTCCACACCAATTGGATCTGCCGCGCAATACAGATTGCGGTTGACCCGCCTGTTAAGACTTAAGGAGAGCTTACGATTCTTGTCAATATCATCGAGATGCTCCATCTCATATAGAGCGATCCTGACCGACAAGGGTACACCGTGTGGATTGAAGCCAAGTCCCCCAAATTTTTCAGGGACCAGCCACAACGCCCTCAGGACGCACTTTTGCAATCGTTTACAAAGGGAGACAGATCTACTACCCAAGAGACGTACGACGTCAATAAAATTATCGTCAGACATATCTTTCCACTTCAATTGAGGAAGAGATTTGGTAGGGGTTATAATACGCCCCGCAAACTCCGCCAGACGATTAGAACTCAGTGTCTTAGAATCGGACACCGGGCAACCTAATTCTTTCAAAGCGTTTTTATAACGGATAGAAAGATCTGGATTCAGGATAACCACGTCATCACCCAACACAAAGAAGTCACCATTATGTCTATAATAATTCAGGGACAATAACAGCAACCCGTGGGTCAAAGCGAAACACGCAAAAGAAGGTCTCAAGCCTAAAGGCTGTCCTCGCTTCCATTGAATGTTGGTTTCTGAGTTAAATCTCCAGTCAGCCTTAGATAAAGCCTCAAATAAGTCAAGGCTCTCTTTAGCGTATACGGATCCTGGATCATCAGCAATACCAGTGAGAAACATACTACGTAACATGGCCATCTGTAGCGACAAAGGAAAGAAATCTGTCGCCGAGGTCAAATCAATACTCTCTACAAATCTGCCAGAACTTAGTGCAGATTGTACCAGGGTTTCGGCTTTATCCTGCTGATACGTGCAGTCCCAAGGAAGGCTACTGCAAACTTTAAACAATACCTGAGACAAGGGAGTCAAGGCAGCTTGAAACAACCTATTTGGGTTGGCTACCGCTCTCAATTTAAAACCGGGCTCTTGGATGAACCCGATCCGTCCCACAGTATCATACTGTGGATCTTCAGACAATAAATCGTCCAAGGACGATCCAGTCCGTACATCCAGAGCATCCAATAGGGCCCCCATCAGGTAGGGAGCTTTGTTGGCGTATGACAAGTTTTTCGGCCGAAATATTTCACGAACAGAGATCGATAAGGCTTCAACCTCTGGGATGGAACCGTTTGGCCCACCTGGCGCCTTTCGGCTGGGTGAAAACGAAGAGTAAATAAAGGGCTCGGGGCGAGGAACAATAAAACTTCCAAATCCCCTCACCGCTCTCCTACCAGCCTCCAGGACCCCCTCATTGTAAACGAAACAAGGGGTTGGTTCTGCAAGTACCCCAGAAGTAAACTTCTGGAGCTGCTTCTGAGTGGGTTTTGTT